CTAACGCAGTCCTTGAAGCGGTGTGCAATGCGTGTAAAATCAGTTCAGAGGAACTTTTCTGCCGTTTAAGATTACGCGAGTTCAACGATGCCCGTATTATTTACACGATGTTTTTGAGGAAAGGAACGAACTGGAGTTATGCGAAGATGGCAAGCCACCTCAACCGCCATCACGCGACAATGCTTCATAATATGAAAACATTTGAATGCCTTGTTGAAACTAACCCCCCATTCAAAAAGAAGGTGCTGCAAATTATTCACGAACTGAATAATAAAAAAATATTTATATTTGACGACTTACTAACTACAAACAAATGGAAATATGAACGAACTAACGGAAATCTTGAGCGAAGTGCGAAAATTGCACGAAAAACTCGACAAGCTATTATCAACAAAAGAAGAGAAGAAATCGCGCTTCACACCGCCCACGCTTGAGGATGTCGCTGATTACTTCATTGAAAGGATGCCAAATGCCGATACCGAAGATGCGATTAACTTTGCAGATATCTTTATCAGCCATTACACGAACACTAATTGGTATTATGGCAAAAAGAAGATGAAAGATTGGAAAGCAGCGATGCGATCCGCTTGGAAATTACACGAATTCATAACAAATAAAAACAAACAAAATGACACAGTTGGTAGAATACAAAGGACTGAATTACAAGAGTGGGTTAACTCCTAATGAGCGTGCTTATCTCGAAGCCAAAGAGCAGGCGCGAATTTGCGATATAACTATGCAAATGTTTAAGTCATTGATAGCACGAACCATTGTTATCAGTGGAATCAAACAACTGCCATCGGTTGAGGAAGTACAAATGCTGTTTACTAACGCGATACATTACCATCCTTATATGACTATTGGAGAATACGCACTGGCCTTTGAGATGAATGCGGCAGGGGTGGAATTTACACGCGTTGAGAATTTCGGAATGATTACCATTGCGTTTCAAAGTGATGTGCTAAAAAACTACACGAATGTCAGGAACAAAATGAACATCGATCTCGAAAAGAAAAAAACGAAGATGGAAACACCTGTGCAACAATATCACGAGCCAATCGATTGGAAGGAAATGTTTCAAACTGATATTGCACGTTGGAAGAATAATGAGCGCAATGCAGTGATGATTCTCGCTCCAAATTTCATTGCGAAGTTTTACGAACTTGAATTGATTAACGATGACTGTTGGACTGACGATCAATGGAAACAATGGAAGTTCGCTGCACGCTTCCAAGTAATCGAAGAAAAGAAGCTAACTAAAACACGCATTGAGCGAATGAATAAAGAGGAAAAACATTCGTTTAATCTATCCGTGCAAAATGAACTAATGCGCAGGTTATATGCGGATATTATGGACAGTACAATAATGCAGGAACGAATATTAAAAAAATTGTAAAATAAAAAAAATTTAATATATTCGCAAAAACAAAACGATTATGAACTACGAACAATTTTTAGAAAGTAAAAAACATTTACTCGGTAATTTTGGATTTAATCCAAATTATTATCCTGATATTGCTTTTGATTTTCAAAAGTCAATTATTGAAAAAGCAGTAAAAAAAGGAAGGATGGCAATCTTTGCTGATACTGGATTGGGTAAAACATTAATTCAATTATCAATAGCTCAAAACATTATTAAAGAAACGAATAAGAGGGTATTGATTTTAACTCCTTTAGCTGTTGGATTTCAATTTATTCAAGAAGCTGAAAAATTAAATATACCAGATGTTTATCAAACTTTAAAAGGAGAATTGAATGGTAAAATTATTATTTGTAATTATGAGCGTTTACATTATTTAGATTCAAATGATTTTATAGGTTGTATTTTAGATGAAAGTTCAATACTTAAAAATTTTGATGGAAAAATAAAAAATCAAATTACAGCATTCATTAAGAAAATGCCATATAGATTTTTATCAACTGCCACTCCTTCACCAAATGATTTTATCGAATTAGGTACATCTTCTGAAGCATTAGGTTATATGGGTTATATGGATATGCTGACAAAATTTTTTAAAAATAATCAAAATTCTGTTGATTCTAATAATAGAAATATCGGAGAAAAATTTTATTTGAAACCGCACGCTGAAAAAGATTTTTTTGCTTGGGTAAATCAATGGTCTATAATGGTTAAAATGCCATCAGATTTAGGATTTTCTAATGATCGATATGTTTTACCCGAATTAATCGTTAATAATCACATTATTAAAAATCAAAGTTTAATAGATATTAATGGTCAGATTCAAATGTTTACACCTATTGCAAAATCAATGACTGAAGTTAGACATGAACAAAAACAAACTGAATTAAAAAGATGTGAAAAAGCTATTGAATTAGCTAATGGTAAAACTTCTGTTTATTGGTGTAATACTAATCAAGAAAGTCAATATCTAAAAGAAATGGATAGTAGCGCTCATGAAATTATAGGATCACAATCTTTAGAAAAAAAAGAAGAAATACTTTTAGCTTTTGCAAATGGAGAAATAAAAAGATTAATTACTAAAGCTAAAATGACTGGAATGGGTTTGAATTGGCAGCATTGTAATCATTCTGTATTTTTCCCTACATGGTCATATGAACAATATTATCAAGCTATACGTAGATTTTGGCGATTTGGTCAAAAGACTGAGGTAACCATTGATATGGTAATTTCAGATGGTCAAACAAGAGTAGTAGAAGCATTACAACAAAAAACTCAAAAAGCAATTGAATTATATGAAAATTTGACAAAGGCAGTTAACTCATCCTTTGTAAATAATGTAAAAGAGTTCAACAAAGAAATAATTAAACCTAAATTTTAAAAACAAAAACAAAATGGAAAACAAAGTAAAAGATCAGTTAGTAACTGAAAATTATGCAATCTATAATTCTGATTGTATGTTAGTATTACCAACACTGGAAAATGAAAGTATTGATTTATCAGTATATTCACCCCCATTTGCAGGACTTTATAATTATTCAAGTAGTCCGAATGATTTTAGCAACTGTGAAAGCAAAGAACAATTTTTGGAACAATATGAATTTTTAGTATCTGAGATTGCAAGAGTAACAAAGGCAGGTAGAATTACCGCAGTTCATTGTACTGATGTATTTGATAATACGTGTAGATTGTGGGATTTTCCAAATGAAATAATTCGAATACATGATAAATACGGATTTGAATATAGAAATAGAATTACAATTTGGAAAGAACCATTAAAGGTTAGAATGCGTACAATGGTGCAATCATTAATGCATAAATTTATAGTTGAGGATTCAACAAAATGTTTTACAGCTATGCCTGATTACGTTTTAATTTTTACTAAAAAAGGAGAAAATAAAATTCCAGTAACTCATCCAAATGGATTAAAAAAGTATTTCGGAGCTACTCCAATTTTGCCTAATATTTTAACAGCTTGGAATAATGCAAATAATTCAGATTTCAACGAAGCTCAACTTTGGGATTATCTAAATAAAAAATATATCAATCATGAAGATCCAAAATCTAATAAGTTAAGTCATTACATATGGCAGCGTTACGCATCCAGTGTATGGGATGATATTAGAATTGATAATGTTTTGCCTTTTAGAGATTCAAAAGAAGAAGATGATGAAAAACACGTACATCCATTGCAATTGGATGTTATAGATAGAATAGTTGAGTTATATTCTAATCCTAATGAAGTTGTTTTAACGCCATTTATGGGAGTAGGTAGTGAAGTTTATTCACCTGTTAGTTTAGGTCGTAAAGCTATTGGAATTGAATTAAAAGATTCATATTTTAAACAAGCTAAAATAAATTTAAGTTTAGCAGAAAAAAGATTTATAAATGATTCAAAAAAACAACAAGTATCATTATTCTAAATGAAAACTTACAATGTCCGTTTTGAATTGTACGGAAAAAAGTATCACATTAAAAAACAATGTGATAATCCAAACCTACTGAAGCAATTGATACGAATGGATATAATCTTTAATCAGATCAATGAAATACCATCAGAAACAAATTGACGCTCTCAACCTACTCGCCATCGATAACGATTGTAGGCAATTGTTGTATGGTGGCGGTGTAGGTGGTGGGAAATCTTTTTTAGGTTGCGATTGGCAAATAAAAAGAAGATTGAAATACGCAGGTACACGCGGTTTAATTGGAAGGTCTGAACTCAAAAAACTGCGATTATCAACGATGGCTACCTTCTTTGAGTTATGCGCAGCGCACGGATTACAACCCGATAAACATTGGACATACAACGGACAAGACCACGTGATTAAGTTCTTCAATGGAAGTCAAATTATCTTGATGGATTTAGCCGACCTTCCTTCCGATCCCGAGTTCCAAAGATTTGGTTCAATTGAGTTAACAGATGCATTTGTCGATGAAGCTGGAGAAGTATCTCAAAAATGCATCGACATCCTTTCCTCGCGCTTGCGTTATAAGTTAATCAATGACAAGCCAAAGTTATTGATGACGTGCAATCCGCACAAAGGTTGGTTGTATACCGAGTTCTTTGATGCGAAAAGAAACGGAACGATTCGTAGCGACCGCGATTTTATACAGGCATTACCAACGGATAACCCACACGTTTCACCGGTATATCTTGAATCATTACAAATGCTTCCCGAAGTTGACCGCAAACGATTGTTGGAAGGAGATTGGGATTACGATGAAACAAAAGATAGGTTGTATAATTACGATGACTTACTGCGATGCTTCCGCGCTCCACAAATCAACGCTAACAATGATGCGTTCATTACTGCCGACATTGCGCGAATGGGAGACGATAGGACGGTTATCGTGTTGTGGAATGGATTACACGCGTCAAAGTTTATCGTGTTAAAACAAAAGCCAATTAATGAAGTGGTGGACACAATCAACCAACTCGCACAATCGAATAACGTGAGATTGTCTAACGTATTATGCGATGAAGATGGGATTGGTGGCGGTGCTGTTGACTTCCTCAAATGCAAGGGATTTTTGAATGGATCAAAAGCGGTGCGAGATAATTATATGAATCTCAAAGCGGATTGTTATTTTAAACTTGGTGAACTCATTACCACCAATGCAATCACATTTGAAACCACGCACAAAGATACCATTGTTAAGGAACTGGAGATGATTAGACGTGAGAAAATAGATAGTGATGGAAAGCTGCGCGTAACTAACAAAGAAACGCTTCAAAAGAAGTACGGCATTAGTCCCGATTTCGCTGATGCGATAATGATGCGGTGCTTCTATGAACTCAAAAAGAATTATGGCAAATATGCATTTGGTTAAATTATTTTAATATATTTGAAATGGAAAACAAAAAACAAAGTTCAATTGAGTGGTTATTTTTAGAATTATCATACACACCAAAAGACAAATTTCAATGGCATACAATCTTGAGAAAAGCAAAAGCAATGCATAAGGAGGAGATAATAGATTCGTATTGTCAAGGATGTTTAGATATGACTAATGATGATACTATATTTCCACGAGAAACAAGTGAACAATACTACAATGAAACATTTAGATAATGAAAACTGAAATTACAAAAGACGAATTAGAAAAAGTAAAGGTGTTAAACCTATTGATGTGGTTACAAGCGTCCATCTACGCAGGTGATGAATGCGAACCAATCAAATGGTTCTATAATCATCAAACAAAGATGCTACTCAAACGACTTAACGACTCAATCCAACGTGAACACGGCAAGACAATCACCGCGTTATGGAATACCGATGGTGCAATACTCCCCGATATAACTCGCCAAATTGATGACTTCACGTTTGAAATGGCAAGTTATGGCTACTGGATGTTACCGGAACTAACCGAGTACATCCGTAAACAAAAAGAAGTACAACCTAAATTAGAAATAAAATGAAAATTGAAGAATTAATTAAAAAGTACAACGTAAATTTTTATTACGAAACATTTGTAAATGGTAATGAAAAAGATAAAACACTTATTGAAATCCCTTGCAAAATTTTAGGTTACTATATTGAAGATTGGTATCATGAAGAAAAAGGTGAACAAATGTATTTATATTTTGAATTACAACCTTTAAATACAGAATGGCAACATGGTTTAGATGAAGATGATATTCATGATATTTGGCATTCATTAAAAACTTTAGATTGGGATGACATTGCAAATAATTTAATTTCAAAATAATGAATATCACACACGATTTTGATAACTGCCAAAGCGAGACATACAAAGAAGTAATTACTGATCTAATCTCACGCGAGAAAATGGGACGAATGAAGTACGGAGTAACGGTGGACAAAGCTAATTTGAGTGAACAGGAATGGTTACACCACGCTTACGAGGAAGCACTCGACTTCGCTATCTACTTAAAACGTATAATGAAGCTAAAAAGATAGCATTCAAACCAATTGAATAAAGAGTGGCTTTGCGCCACTTTTTTTTTCGTTTTAATTCCTCACTTAATCCCTTAGTTAATCCCTCATTTAATCCCTCTATATGGCTCAAATCACGCTCAATTTGTGCGATATATGACACATTAAGCTCATTTATCTTAGTTAACGTTTGATTTTCTTGACATAACTTTTGATTATCTGCGCTCAAAAAATACATCTTGTTAACCGCTAACAATACCAACCGCCTTTCTTTACTTAAAGAATCCAGCACGTTCACTCTGGAGTAATCGTTGAATTGCTTTTGTGTATGCGCTATCGATGGCAATAGAATCATAAAGGTAAATAGTATCAATTTGCTTTTCATAAATGTCTTTGATTTTAATTCGTTCTTTTTCTATCGTGTCAATTCGTGCCTTCAATACGACAACCGTATCTGATGAGGTGGTTACAATTTGTAACCGATTGGAACTGCATGAATTTTTCCCAATAATCCATGCAACAATCAACCCAATTGCAAATGCAATCCATTTAATAAATTGCTCCTTCATGTATTCGATAATTTTTAACGTGAAATGCTTTATTCAATCCGCGCGTAATTATCGCGAATCCGTGATTGTATTTGGAGTAAGGATTGTAATCAGGTGAAAGTTCAGATAAACACCCCACCCCCCAACACGTTATTACCTTTCCATTGACATCGCGCTCGGTGTGTTCAGCAGTTTGATGATGATGGCCGCACATTGCATTCGCTTTCGTCTTGAGAAACAACCCACGCGCCACGTTAACGCTCGGTAAAAATTGTTTTCCAAATTCGTGGCCGTGAAATATCGATAGGCCGCCAATGTTTAATTTGCTTTTGCCATCGAGCCATTTGATGTTATGCTTATCGCAGTGCGTTAGTGTTGGAAAATCAAAGGCATCAATGTCGAATAGCTCTGGAGCTTTCACTCTCATATATCGCCAGTATCGTTCCTCGTGGTTGCCTTCTTTGTAAACGATTTCAGCGTTTGGAAATTGCCCTCTCAACTCGTGTAAAAATGTACGCATTGCATACAATTCATCTTTGAACTTTCTCTTCTTTGGATCTTTGACAAAGTCGCTTATCATATGACAATCGAGAGCATCACCATTCAACACAACCGTATCAACTCCTTCATCGATTCCTGTTTGGATTGCTACGGATAGCGCGTCAATATCGTGGTATGGTATGTGAATGTCAGATAAGATTAAAACTTTTTGCCCTTTAATATCAAAGTGTTTACGACCTTTCGCATATGACTTCGGAAGGTTGAATGGGTTGCGTGGGCGATGTTCAGTAATGACCAGTGTTTTGTCTTTTGGAGTTCTACCATCTTTGCCCTCGATTCTACGCAGTGTATCACGAGCATCTTCAACCCCTAAAAAAGTTTCGAAATGTTCTTTGCTTAATTTCTTCGCCAGTGTTAGCGTTGGTGTGTTTGGGAATCTCGTTCTTAACTCTCTTGCGAGTTTTGTTTTGTCTGATTCTTTGCGTCCTTTCATATAGTTAGTAAGGTTTGTAAATAGTTTTTCCTTCGCTCTTAATCGCTCGTAAAATTTGTTTTCTATTTACTCCCTTGTTGTAACTAACGTGAACCCAATCAGGCGCATTCTCTGTTCCAAACTCCCAAATGAGTTGGTCAAATATACAATTATTTTTTATGAATTCGAATATGTCTTTATTGCATACACCACCCAATAAATCGCCATCGATATCGATTGCCTTTCCTTCTAAATGTTGCGATGATTTACTACCGCCAATTCGCTTGTTCAATTCAGGACTTCTGAAACCGCTTGTAATTCCGATTGGCTTTCCAAAGTGTTCGCGAACTTTATCGAAAACTTCCGTACAAACTAATTTTAGATTCGCAACTTGTTCAGCGTTTGGGATGTTTTGAATTTGCAACACGCTCGCCATATTGCTTTTAATCACTTCTTGCAGTGTGGTGTATTTACTTAGTTTGCTCATCCTTCATTATCTCGTTTATGTCCTCGTTTTTCCTTCCGACTAATGCCTTAATCTTACCCCACAAATCTTTTCCTGTAACCGATTCAATAGATTCAACAATCGATTTAAATTCGATTACTGCGATAACCGTTGCAATCAATTTCGTGATCGGTATTAACTGCTCGATTATATACGTTTCAATTAAAAATCCACTCACAATCGCAAGTTGATACAACAGCATTTTTGTAACGCTGTCGCTCATTCTTCTTGAACGGATTTTAATACCCAGCTTTACCGCTTTCCAAATGCCAACAACCATATCTGCTCCAACTAAAAAACCAATGGTAATCATTAGTTCTTTGATTGGCAGAAAAATCGTTACCAACGCGAGTAACCAATATTTTGTTTTCAAAAACAATAACTCCTTCATCATTTCTTTGTCTCGTATTGTTTCTTCAAATATTGTTTAAGCAATTTCTCGTATTGCTTTTTGCGGTTTAATACGATGGTGGCAGGAAATCTTTTATTGTCCATTTTAATCGGTTATGTTTGTAACTATCACTAATTAAAAAACTACTCTTTCCGTACGGATTACGATCAGGAGAAATGTCGTTGTTGGTGTTGGATGTGTATTCGGGAAACAACGTGCTATTGTAACAAAGATATTGCACCAAACGATTGGTATAATAACGTGCGTTATCACGCGCAGATTCCTTCAATGATTCCATTTCGCCTTTCGTTACTGGAGTTGTGTCCTCACTTTGTCGGCTTACAAGATTTCCATTGTCGTGCTTATATAAAAGCGATGGATATAACTCAACCATTGTCCACCACAATAACGCTTTCAGCACGTAATCATTCAATAATGTTTCGTAATCACCTGCCAAAGTTCCACCGCTAACATCGGATTTAATTTTGTTCATTAAATCAGTACCCAAATAATTCGTTATTTGCTTATCCTGCGCTAAATAAATAGCAGGTCTGATAATGTTTGGATCAACCGCGTCAGTGATTGCGGTGTACTTCTTTAAATAATCTTCAGTGATTAGTAATATTTCGGGTTGTATTGCCATTTTATTCTATTTTATTTAATTCCAAATCGAGGATTATCAGGTAAAAATCCATTGTAAGGCATATCAATTGGACGCGTTTCAACCAAGTAATTGTTGCGTACTTTGTAACCTGCTTTTTCAGCTAAACTCCACGCTTTTTTACGCACATTTGGGTTGTTTAAATCTAATCCAAAACCCTTCGCGCTAATGTATAATTCCTTTTTGAAGATATGGCCACAATTACCCCCCCCTTTGAATAACCAAACCGAATAAGTATCAGCCCCATACGGTCCCCAACCTGGATTAACTGCCTTGTTGTTTAGTGCCATTATATCTTCTTTTCGGTATAACTTATCCGCGCTTATCATCTTGCGGCAAAATGGTCTTGAAGATGCAGTAATGCGACCACTATAACGATAACGCACATAATACGTTTTACCATCAATGACTTTATCTTGTTCGCTCGTTGCGTTTGGTCGTGATGTGCCTGTGCTTACGGCTTGTTCAATTGGTGTAATATCAAAAATATGTGCGAGTGCTTCATTTTCGATATCATCATTTTCGTAATCCACATCGTAACTATCAATTAAAATCCAATCTTCATTTGGTTCTTCACCAAGTGCAATCAAATCTTCTGCGATGTCATCTAAATTTACTTCCTCGCGTTCAATGATTCTCTTTGCCCAATCGCGACCTGCATCACCGCCCCATAACTGCCACGCGATACGACCTGCTGTTGGAAATCCTTCTTCGCCATCGTTCCATCCAGTTGCTTCTTTATCTACTTCGTGCCGTGCGAAATAAGAGTTCATTCGCTTCACGGTATCAAATGACAAATTACGCTTATTGCTAATATCACGCGCTCTCGCTACACCTACTTCCGTGCCACCTCTACCAAATTCCTCTCGCCACTTTAAACCTAATTCAGCTTCTATTGCCATTTCGTTTGTTGGCTCATAGCTTTCATCGACTTGAGAAATGCTTTCGTGTTCGCACTTAACTTTTTTTTTTTGCTCTATTTGAGTGGTGGGAGTAGTATTGGCAGGGGGTGAATAAATCAAATCGTTTTGCGTGATTTCAACCGTTGCATTTATTGCAACAACTGAAAACAAATATTCGATGCTGTCAGTAATCATTCGTTGAAATGGTTCAATTACTTGTTTGGTGAAAATCCACATCGCTTGTTTCATTTCATCAGTATTACTGCCTAATCCACCACCATCGCGAATACCAAATAATAAAGGACTTGTAACGCGGTGAGAAATCAATATTTGTTTGGTGCTTTCTTCACTTAAAAATTCATATTGCTTATCTGCATCCGAAATAGGAAATGAAGTGAACTCTACACCCCTATCACGATCCTCATTGAAAAATGTAAGTACCTTTCCTGCATTCTCCGCTCCTTGTATGGCTTGTTGCAATTGGTTCTTAATCATTCGTTGTTCTTCTAACGATGGAATGCCATTGTTAAACGAAGTAATCAATGAAGGAAAAAAGCCGTTTAATATATTATTAACGTGATATTCGCTAATCTGACGTGTTAACTCGATGTAATTTACACCACCTATATAATCGGGTTTGGGATAATACTCACTTCCAGGTACAATCGAATGAACGAACATCACTTGCTTTGGATATTCATCTTTGTAATCGGGGTTGAACATCGGAATATATGCAGGTGTGTTCTTCTTTTTTCTCGTGTCGTTCCAATCACGCGAGTAATAAATACCACTCACATCATCATTATCATCGCTCACGCATAAGCGACAATTCTCGAATGGAAGATGATTGATTTGAGCAATGGTGCTTCTATCCATCGACCAAATAATTTCCCAATAAAAACCACCGTGCAGCTTCAAATCGAGCGCGGTTGTATGTCTTATCTTATCTAATTGTAATCGTGTGATTTCATTCGATGCTTCTGCGCTACTTGATACGAATGATTGTCCTGCAATCATAAACGCAATCGAGTTTACAATGCTTCCGTGTACTGGCGATTCGTTGTATAGTTCGATGAGATATTGTGGAAAGGTATTGCCATCACCAAACGACACAAATCCCTTCCTATCTTCAACCTCTATTGGTTGAATCTTCACGTACTTTGATAGTTCAACTTGCGTTGCTCCTATGCGTTGTTTTATTTCGTCAACTATATTAGGCATTGTATTCGATATCAGATGGAATGGTTAGCGTTGGTTGGTCGTAGTAGTTAATGAGCGAAGAAAATTCAATAAATCCCCTTTCAATTTCACCGACCACCACAGCATCAGCAGGATCCAAGTTAGTATTTGAATTTTGACCGTAAACAATATAATTCCAACGGCCACCGTGATTGATGAGAATCGATGCATTAGTTGGATCATTGAAATTCGTACTAATGCCCAAAGTCGTAATCCTATCATTTTCGGTAATAATCGTTGGAATCACATATAACAATTCCGAAGTTAATTCATTTTGTAACACCAACAAATAATCAGTGTAGGTTGTTGAAAAAAGTAAACTCCCCTGCTTAAGTGATAGCAGGAGAGTTTGAGATGCGGTATTTGATTGCAGGTAATTCACGCTGCAAATTTATTAAACAAGTGGTGCGGTATCAATTGAGAAATCAGATGCAAATACACCATCCTCAATTCGATATGCTTTGTTCTTGGAGTCCGAAGTGAATGTAATGGTGTAACCATTCATATCACCTTTGGCTGTTCCAGTCATTGTAGACGCTGCGGTTACTTCTGCTCCATCCTCATAACCAACCACCCAATAATTGTCGTTGTTATCTAACACAATCACAAATAAACGATTTTTAGCAATTAACTCTAATTGCTTTCTGCGTTGATAACTTAATTTGTGGAATGATGCGGTAACGGTTTGTGTGTAGAAAATCGTGCCATTCTCAACGCTGGATGCTACTTCTTCAGTGAAGCTACCCGTTGATTTTGGTAAGATGAACTCAAATACTTTTGAAGTAGATGCAGATGCACTTACTTCTTGAGTAGTGCCATCAATAGTCAATTGACCTGCGAATAGATCGTGAGCATTCAAATAAATCTTTTTAATGCCACCAATCCCATCTTTACACTGTAAACCGAATCCAGTCCCTATTGTACAACTCATTGTTTTATATGGTTTTTTTAATAAATAGGGGAGCAGTCGTAACCACTCCTTTTTTATATGTGGTTAATATTAGTTATGTCCGATTACGCAGTCAGTCAATATACCAACTTGCACACCTGTACGGAATCTCATTGCCATACGAACGTTATCAGAAGCATCAGTCAAAGACATATCAACTACTTTCACTTCAGCGAAATCAGAGTTAGCATCAACACCAACAAACAAGTTAGATGGTTGAGCGGCTATGATTGTTCCTGTGCTTATACCGGGACAAACATAAATGTCATATCCATTGAATTGCAAGTTAAACTCATCCGCAGCTTGATACATTTGCATATAACCCAAAGCTGTAATCGCTTGACGATAGTATTGAGCAGTTGCACGATTCACATACAATTTAGTATCAGGACTTCCAATCAAAGCGGCAGGAAGTGCATTGATAACTGCATTCATATTTGCGATAACAGTTGATGCATCCAAAGTAGCTGCCCAAGTTTGATCAGCAGAACCACTTAAACCAGCTTTCAATTTCTTTTCGAATCCATCAAATGAAGTGTAAGTTCCTGCGGTATCACCTTGCCAAATTGTGTATTCAATAGTTTCACCAACTTTAGCGGCAGCGTAACCAATCAAAAAGTCAACAAAATTTGAAGGAACTACATCGTTAATAAATCCACGTCCAGTTTGAGCAGCTTCCCAATCTTGAGCAAATTCTTTTTTACACAATTCAAGGTTAGTCATTAAATCAGTAACAGTTAACACGCTTTCGGTTAATGTCAATGAACCTTGTTGAGTAAAATCACAAGCGGCAGCTTGTACCAATGAAGCTGAATTAGCCAACTTCTTTAATACTGCTTTATATTTTACACCCTCTTTAAGAGTAACATATCCTTTCGCTAATGTATCTCCTGATAAAATAGCAGCGTTGATATATGGTAACGCTAACTCACCTGCGTAGGTGCTTGTAATGGTTAATGAATCAGCCATTTCTTTTTTTTATTTAATTATTTATATTTATTTATTATCGAAAAAATTCTATTTTTAGAATCCATCTTTGACAAGTTGATTGGAGCAGATGCAGCAGGAGCATTCACTTTCTTCACGCTCTCCGTTGCAGGTTGTTTGCTCATCTTTTCTACTTGTGCAGATAGTTGCGCTTTCTCGCTATTCAACGCATTTATGCGGCTTTCGAATTGCTCAATTAACGCGTTAATAGTGGACTCAAATTCCTCTTTTGAAACACCATCAAAAGCGGCTTGTTCTTCTTTGGCCACTTCTTCGGATTCCATTTCGGGTTCTAAAATTTCAGTTACAACACCACCAACGGTTACGATGTACTTGCCTTCGGCAGTTTCGTGTTTACCATCGGGTGCAGGAACTTCATTACCTTCGGCGTCCTTAACGAACAACGGACTACCAACGGCAATCATTTCATCGGGTGAAGTTACTTCAACACCATCTTTAAGAATTGCAACTGCAAAACGTACTGGAGTAGCCGCTTCGATTTCGCCTTCAGCACTTAATTTAATGCCAAATGACTTCAAACGATCTGCGTACTTACTCACGATTTCATTTACTTTATTCATTGTTAAAATTATTTTCTCGTATATATGTAGCATTCAACCTATTTTTGTTTTGTAGTTTGATCGTTTAGTTTTTGTTTTAGTTTAATTTCCTTTGTACGAAAAACCCCCTAAACGTAGGGGGCTTTTTGTTTTATAATACTTGGTGGATAGTTAATGGGTACTTGGTTTTAATTCCTCATTTAATCCCTCGTTTAATTACCCATTTAATTCCGCAGTTAATTCTCGCATTATCTTTTCAATCTCTTGTTCTGCCAAATATTCATCGCTTAACTCCGTGAAGAATCCCTCAAGTGAAAATCCTTTCACATCACCTTGCTTTATCGACTGCCACACTTCATCGTTATCGACTTTCATTCCAATGCACCACGTACCATCGGGAAAATTAAAACCAAAGTTTTGGCTCTTATCGTGTTCACCTTCTTTAATCCACGACTCGACAACCGTACACCCCGTGATTGGAATCTCGTGTTGAAGATTAGAATTGTGATGCATATTTCTTTTGAGATACTCCTGCGCTATCTTGTTAATAGTTTCTGCGCTGTATTTAGCGTAATACTCACCACCTGCGGCATCAACGCGGTAGATCAATTGTTCGGGAAGCATAACCGCTCCGTAAAGCATCCTACGTTCACCTTCATCAACGGCTGCGTGGTTCATTTTCTTTGCTGATTTTAGCGCAACAAAATCTACTTCAATTGCTGGTTTGTCAACAAGTGAAATACAATTCACACCAAGATAACCGCTATCGTCTATGGTGTATTCAATTACTTTTACTTCGTTCATATTATTTAATTATTCGGGATTGGTCTTTGATTTTTTCGTTTGCTTCTTGTGCTGAACTCACGTTGGTGGCGAGTACATATGCTTGTAGCGGTTGCGGTTGATTTGTTTGCCCATTGATAAAAGAAAGGTCTAACGCAGGTGCGTTGGTACTACCTCCACCCATTCCACCGCCACCGCCTCCGCTTGGTGGAGTTACTCCAGGTGGCGGCCCTCCATCTTTATTGAATTTCATTGAAGCAATTTTAGCGATATTCGCTGCTCCTGCTGCTGCTGCTACACCTGCCATCACGAATGGATAACCTGGAAAGACGGTGGTAATTGGTGAAGCGGAAGCTGTTGTAAATGCGTTTTGAGTTCCTGTAATTGCGCTAATCGTTGCCTGTGCCAATTGTAATGATTTGCCAACTTTAAATGATTGTTCCGCGTTCAGTATTCCTGCGGATGTGAGCAATTCATTAAGCGACATCATGCCATCAATAGCCGCTTTTGCTAATTCATATTTTTGCTCATTTAACGCTTTTTCACCTTCGTATATCTTTCGTCTTTTTTCATCTTCCATCGCAATTTCCAACGCAATGGATTGCATCTTCAATTGATGTTGTGCGTCAATAATTAATTTAGTATTATCGATGGACGATGCTAATTGTTTCGCATCTTTTGACTTAATGAATGTAATTTCTTCATCCGCACGTTTAACGGTTTCTTCAGTTTTTTTCTCGGCCGTTGCTTTATCCATCTCACGCAATTGCAACTGAAATCCAGCGTAATCGCTTTCCATCTGTCTAATTGCATCTTGTTGTTTGCTAATGTTTTCATCTAAATTCTTTTCAACTTCCGCAGGATCAACAATAAAACTCGCAGTTAAATCAACCAATCCCTCTGCTAAATTCGTATTAATTCCGGGAATTGCATTTGCGATAGTATCAATTGACTTCAATAATAAATAAAGTGGGGCTTGTAAAAATTTCAACATCCCCTCTAAAATTTCACGATTGCGTTTAGCCGCTGCGAGTTGTGAATCTCTTTGTTGAATAGCTGTTTCTAATTGAACTTTTGCATCTGCAATTGATGTTTGTAAACGCGTCAATCGGTATTGAACAATCTCTTTTTCAGTTTGGCCTTGCAATTTCATTGCGTTGACCTCTAACGCGCTTTGGTCATACGCTTTTTTTGATGCTGCTGCTCTTGCCTCAACTGCGGCTGCTATATCTCGCTCGACTTGACTAATTCCTTTCAACGCATTTTCAAAAGCTGGAATGGCTTTAAATACCTTATCCATATTTGTTGCAATCAATGCAATGCTTCCTGCAATTAAAAAGATGGGATTAGTTAGTAACGCTTTACCAATTGCACCTAATGCGCTGCCAAAACCTTTGATGGCATTGGTTAAATCACTCACTTTAAAATCCTGCAATGCACCTGCAACACCTTTCAATCCTGTAATGGCATTATCAAAATCCAATGACATGACGGACGAACCAATCATGCTGAATGAATTATTCAACCTTTCCAATGGCGCACCGCTGACTGTATTAACCGACCTACCCAAATCATCCATCCTATCCTTGAGTTCACCGAGTTGTCTTTGTACTCGGTTAAATTCGGCAGTACCTTCGGGAAGTGTGGCTAATTCCTCACGCAGCTTACGCATCTGCGTACGCATGGATTCAACCTTCGCTGTGCCTTGTATATCTACTTCAATTACTACTTCTTGCTTTGCCATTAGATTAAATTAAAAATGTACATAGTTCCCAATATCATTGTAGCAAGAACGCTCAAATTAATAAGCGTTGTGAGCCAATTGGGTAAATTGTTTTTGTTGTTTGGAAGATTACTGCCATGTCCTAATTCAACTAACTGCTGAATGTTTTTAAATGTCATTTGTGGGTTATGCATAGTTATATTGTACATAAGTGGTTAATGCTGTAAATTTCATATCATCTTCGGGATAGGTAGTTGAACCAACCAATTTGATTCGTGGATAAAATGTCGTGCCACTAATAACAACATCCCACTCCAATCGGCCATTCATATTATTGAATGTTTCATCGATTGTTGTTACATTAACGAATGTGATTGTTCCTGCATTATTGATCATATGCAAATTATATTCACCGCTTATTGTTCCATCCATTGCAGTTCCATCGTGTTGCATTCCGCTCAATAGAATCTTCACAATCCACATAGTATCATCAGGCATAAGGTAACTATCGACACCTCCGATTTGTAGGTTGATGTAAGTGGTGTTGTTAGTGAAATCACCTTTACCGATTAAATGTATTATTCCACTTTGAACTTCACCGCGATAACCACCATTACCACCGATTGTGATATCTTTATTCAACACATTGGCATCACTACCGACAACGGTTACTGAACCTAAATCAGAAGCAACGTAATTGTTATCTCCAACAATCAAACTATTTTCATTACCATTATTCAACACGTTGTTACTACCTCCAACAATGGAATGAGTATTGGTGGGATAAACATTATTGTTAGGTGTTTGTAATAATTTGGTTTGGTCATTATCAATATCTTTAACCAGTGGTTTAGTGTCGCTTGTTGTTGGCTTACGACCTCCACCATCTTGGCGCACTGCATAACAACGACCTTGTGCTGCATTCCAATTGTAACCATAATAATCACAGCACGTTTCAGTTCCATTTGATGTATTACCATCGGGGTCTAAAAAGATAATGTTTAATGTACTTGTGATGCTATCGATTGTCAAATTACAAGGTGGAGCAACATTGATTATTTTCATCAATTTAACCTGTACACTCTCTTGCATTCCAACAACGTAATCTTTAATCTCTAAAATGCGCCAATAGGAATCGCGAATAAAGATTTTATCATTGTATCTAAAGTTGTAAATGTCTGCAAATTCAAGCGAAAAAAATGCTTCCATTATACGAGCATCTGGAGCATAGATATTTGCAACGTAGTTATTCCAAAACCTTTGATACAACGTTTGGTAAGGAATCGCATTGACTTTATGCAATGGTGTTTCTTGACCAAAATTGTAATCGACAGAAGTGATATCGGGAGTGATATTTTGATAATGACTAAACATAGGTAAAACAAATGCATCATCAATTAAATTAGTATCATCATTCAAAATGTGCATTGTCATTGTGTCTCCAGTGCGGTATAAAATACGCGGTGTTGGGTTCACATATTCATTTTTATCATTGATGAATTTAGCAATTGGATAGACAGTATTCGGAATTAACGCGAGTGGTGTGCTACCAAATTCAACTTCAATTTTTTGTTCTTCAGTGGCAAAATCATTTTCGGGATCGAGCAATTCTAATCGACCATAAACGCGATTACCTTGCGTGTTGTAAAGGTTGTTTAAATAGTCATCTGACTTTTTGTAAGTCCAAGTATTTATTTGCGCTTGATAATCGGTGGTTGGTGTTAAGATGATGTCTTTGCTGATATCAATGATATTGCTCCAATCTTTATAATCACCACTTTGCAGATATTCATCGAGTGGAATGAATGACAATAATTTGGGATTGAACTTATCAGGAATAACAACCAAATTAAACATCTTGAATAATGCACTCATGAATTCAGTACATTTCATCACTGGCGCATTAGCAACCCAATCGACCTCATTACCGATGATTGGCTTACTGACATAATCGCAGAAGAAAGTAGAAGGTAAATCATTTGGATAAGTCGTTTGTGAACTCGCATCGCGTAGCGTGAGCGTGATGTTAATTGGATTAGGATTAGTATCAAATAGAATCGGTTGAACTGTCTCCCCTACGTTTAAATAAACATCAGTATCCCAATCCGCACCAATCCCACAATTTATGGATTGATATTGCGGAAAGGTTGTGCCGCTTGTCCAATTGATGAATAACGTTCCGCTCGTTTGAATTTGTGATAAGCGATAATCACCATTCGTATCTTGAATTAAAAAAGCTAACTGACAACCACCAATGCCATCTGCATTCTGCTCAATGTTGATGTTACATTTGATTTTATACCTTCCGCTAAATGGAACGGTAAACACATTGTTTACAACGTAATTTAATGGATCAGTGGTCTCCGTTAAATTTGGAATTGCATAATAATAAATAGTGTTTCCGCTTGGGAATGTCAGTGGGTTGAAATCAGTTCCATCAAATGTGATTCCATCGATACCATTCTCCAACAAAAATTGCGCTGCTTGTGTATCTCCTATCTGTTGCAATTGATTGACTTCGCTTGTGAATGGGACGTATAATTTACCCAATTCAGTAAGTAAAGTAGAACTATCACCAGTATTCAATTCGAATCCACTCAATGACATTATCTTATTAAAGATGTATTCAGATTTGATCATTGGAGTGAGATTACCTGCCTTTATTACCTTCTCGATATTGTTGGTATAGATTGAACGAGTTTCGGGTGTGTTAATCATTCCAACCCAACTATCACCTCTATCGGTTAAAGTCAATTCAATATTGCCATCGCCTATCGTACCACTCAACACATCGATAATATTCAAGTAATCGACTATAAAAGTGTAGTCATTATTTAACTCTACACCAATGTAGTTTTTGAAATCAGCGTCTCCGATGTTCTTGAAAAAATCAATTACATTACCAAAGAACACTATCTCATATTCACTCACCACTCCATTGCTCGTATATGCAGCTTTAAATTGTATGCTGCCTTCCATTACCGGCAAAGTGTCAACTGTGATAATCGCTTGGAATTTGCGCTTTGGATTGAACTGCGAAAACTGAAAAGTGTTGTTCTCAATGAATCCAAATATCTGCGCGTTATTCGTACTTGCAGGAATCCTAAACGTACGTGAATAAGTTGCCTTTGCTTTGAGGTCTTTGATATCGCTGAACGAATACTGCAATGAGATTGTCTCATTCTCGTATAAGTCCATAACATAAGGAGTGTTAGTTCCTTGCGTGTATATAATTAAAGCTGTTTCCATTTTTTACTTTTTATGGGCAATTACCGAATCCAACAGTTACGTAAATATTACCAGTCCAAGTTCCCGAACTCCACGCAGGTAGTTTGATATAAAAATAATTTGGATTAGTACCCGTACCCCAAACACCACTTGCAATAATAGGTGTTCCAGAACTTTGCATATCAAACGAAGTACGTGTTCCACCACCTGTTAACACATTACCCAAATCAATGTAGCCATTCTTAATCGGTGTTGGTACGTTTGATGTATAAGACAAACTTACATAATACGCTTGACCTGCGATTGGTGTTACTCCTAAATTATTTGCAACGCTAACCGTTATATATCGAGCAGAAACGGAAGCCGTACTTACAATATTACACGCGTTACCCACGTTCACACCTACGGTCAAAGTAGTTGAACCGCCAACCTTCGCAAACGTATTAAAATAAGAACAAGCCACAGGCGCAGGTATTGGATACTCCGAAGCAGTGATGTTTATTGTCTCATTATTCGAAGCAACTTGTAAGCGTAATGTCTGATTATATTTCTTTGAATTGCGTTCACGCTTCATCAAATAATTACTATCACTAACGACAACCGGAACAATAGAATATCCATCTACATTATCATCTACCATCCAAACACTTTTTGAGATGAATAAATCTTTGAGATATTTAAACTCTGATTCGCACAACCAATCACTCGTTAAATTGATGAAGGTGTTTACTATCGGTTCACGCTCGGTTAATTCACGCGTGTAGTTTTTTGTTGCGTATGGTTCAGTTACGGTTGCTGTGTTGAAATCACCTTGATACGTCTTGTAACGCTTACGCTCCACATCTATGCTTCGCTCATTGCGTTTAATGAATGAGTAACTATCCCATCCACCCATTTGATTAAGCCAATAAACGTGAACTGGATTATACTTGCAATCGTCCGATAAATAGTAGCCGTATTTAGTTGTTACTTGTTCATCGCTTGCGTCATAACCTGCATAAACATAGAATGCAGTTGTATCAGCAGTGGCATCATCAACATAACCACCATTAACAAGATTCTTTAATCCAGTTGGTAAGAAAAGTAAACTACCTGCTCCGAATGTCATTGGGATGTCAAAAGAATCGAGCAGTGTTTGATTGTCATCATATAAATCGAAAGTAAAATGATCAATGTTATTGTATGGATAATTCGTATTTACAAATGTGTTATCATCGGCTATCCATCCGTGAATATCATACGCGCTATCGGTTTGACCATTGACATTGGTTCGAGAAATATACCTCCAATTGATTGTATCTGATTGTAATAATGTTGGCAGATGCAATCGATTAGCTAATGTCTCTTTATCGAATCCAATTTCATCATCGTAGTTTTGACATAGTGCTAATGGTCGCGTGTCATTCGTACCCATCACAATGAAGTTTTGTTTACCACTTCCGTAAACGCACATTAGATTATAAGTTACCGCAACACTATTATCTTCAGTGAACGCACCGCTCACATCATAACCTTCGTACAATTCAATGGTGAATGTGTTTACATTATTATCGGTTGTGAGATTTGGAGCAGATGATTGTAATACTACGTTATCAGTACCATCGTAAACAATCGAATTTTTTACAAGTTGGTTGAAGATTGTTTTAGCATTGAACACTCCACTATTCACAGCGTTTTGTGAGATATAAAACTTGTATTGGTTCGATGTATTGTTGTCAGTGATGTTGACAATGTATTTAAAGTTCGGTTGTGCGTACTCGCTCGATGTCATTGTAAATGAGACATCATTATTTGAATAACACAAACCTGTAAATGCATCAATGCCTTGTGCCGTTAGTCCAGTGATTGCGGTTGTATATGCCATAATTAAATCTTTATTTTCTTTTGCAAATTATCTTCTATTACTAAATTTATTTCACGATTCAATGCCGCTTCAAATTCGGGTTGAAATTCCAGCATAGTGTCATTGACTGCATCGCGCCAATAAAAGAGCGGTGGAATACCTCTGAATGAAATTCCTTTGGCGATATTGTACGCTGCGCTCCTAACAACAGAAGGAGTTTGTTTCACTATCTTACCTTTGTCATCACGAACACGAATGGGTTTAATTCGCATCCATTCGACTATCGCGTCTATTGGTGGCATCTTCGCACCTTTGCGCCTTCCGTATTCAACAACGGGAGCATAAACTGACGCTTTACCTTTGGCAAAGAATTGTATCTTACTACTTCTGCCATCGTAATAAAATGAAAGCGAATTGCGAAGTGTATCACTTGCCACCGCTCTGCGTTTTTTTCCTTTAACCGTACGATAGACACCGAGATTGAGCATTGCCTTCTCGACAACCTCTTGTCCAAATTTCTTCATCAAAGATGTCAGTGGAGATTCAGCCATTGACAAATAAATTAAATGCGGTGTTCGGATTATCTGCGAGTAATTGAGCAAATGCTTCAATGCCTTTCTCAATTAACTTTGATTCGAACAATCCGTAATTATCAACATCACTTGGATCCCACGCAAAGAGAATCGAATCATTCACGATTAGTAATGGTAATCCTTCATTGTTCTTTGTCAATTGATACGTCATATAGTTATCTTAAATGATTGTCCTGATGTTGGAGCAGCTACCGCAGTACCAGTATTTTTGAATTCAATTTGGTATCTATCACCTGCACTAAATGTTGCATTATTGGTTGTGTCTGAATAAATACCTGCGGCACTACCTGCGGCAATGGTTACGCTTACACTTGTTGCCACCGCATTCTTGACAATCGTAACTTGAAGCGATGAATTAACAGGCATTGTTGCCGTAGTTCTAACGTACAAATTATTTATTGTTATTGCCGATGCGAGTGGTATGCTAACTTGAGATTCCGATGTTGATCCATTGACAGTATTATAACGCGTTGTATTTGCACCTAATCCAGTTGCAACACCAGTAATTGTTTGTATCGATGTTCCACTACCTGCACCTGCATACACAGGAATATTCAACGTGCTACCAACCAACGTAGAACTTCCACTTGTTCCTGTTGTGGTTAACGTAATCGTGTCTTGTTTGGTGCTTAATGCGTTGCTATTTTCCCAAAGCGAATTGGATGAATTGTATTTGAGAATGTCATTGTTCGCAACCGATGTAATTTTTACATCATGAATTTCATCAAGTTCATAACCATTTTGAACACGAACATACATACGACCTGCACTTCCATTATTGGCAGTTGTAACGAATCCCAAATACACCAAATGATTTGGCGCGGATGGTTTGACATTAGTAATTGTTCCTGCTGTTGCACCTAAATAAATAGCATCGCCATCAGCATAAGTGGATGTTGGTAAAATGCTTAAGCCATCGAGTTGACCATTGACAATTATTAAACCTTTTTGATTTGCCGCAATGGATGAACTCAACACCAATCCAACAGTCTGCGCACTTGTGGCATCGGTTGTATTGTATGCAAGTTTGACCGTCAACCTATCGCCAGTTCCACCAAATGCGTAAACAGGTTGACCTTTTGTAATCGTAACTGAATCCGCGTTAGTTACATATGCGAGCAATGTGTTTGGTGCTGTTCCAATTACTTGAAATCCATTCAGCGTAGTGTTGTAAATGCAAAACATTTCAGCACCATCAATGATATCTCCACCAATTAAAAGTCCATTATTATTTCGATACAAATCTTTTGCGCCTAACGAATTGATGTTTAGAGTGCATTGAGTTGTATTGCCATTGGCAAACCTAATCAAATATGCATCGCCATCATTATACGCGCTTACTCCACTGATCGTGGTTGTGTAGGTATCAGTTCCGCTTGTTGTTCCTTTTGGAATGCCACTACCACCACCTGGTATTGTTTTCCAAGTGTTATCGGCAGCGAGATAATCCGTTGTCGCACTTGGTTGATTGGTTGTGAATTGTACCTTCTTTGCCATTAGTTACCGATATAAGGAATATCACAAGCATTCCACTCGTAATCTACTGTGATGTCAATAGTGCCTTGCACACCGCTCAATACATTGCTGAATTCTTCGATAAACGGAGTGAACTGAATTGGCTTGGTAATAATAACCGATTCGTCAAATATCTGACCATTCTCAATCTCGTTAACGAGGTCAGCAAATAACAACACGCAATCGCTAATCGCGTAGCGTTGGTATTCAGTTTTCAGTTCTTTGTCGCGTGGCAAATCAGCAAAGAATACATCGAGTGAATAGGTCAATTGTCCTGCGTCAATACTGAACTGATTTGGTACAACGTGCATAAAGGGAAATTCATCTTCCTTCTCCAAATCGGCCTGTGCGATTTGTCCGTGCGTGAACTTTTTTATTAGTGCGTGGTTAGTGGCAAACTCTTTTAACTTGCCAATGATTACGTTATAAGTATAAAGTGAAGATGCGCTCATATCTATATGTAGCTATTTAATCATTTTTTAGTAAGCAATTGTTTCTGAAATTGTGCGTAATCTATTTTGTAACTCAAATGCGCGAAGATGGTTGACGCTTGGGTATCTATTATCTTATCAAATTTAGTTACATCGCGGTCGGCAAGTTCCTCGATGACGTGAAACCATCCGTAATTCGAACTCAATTCGCTTGTTGCTGTAACGCTTCCTGCATCATCTGAATCGCCTTCTTCAACTCCGTCATCATCTGATTGTCTGAATACTCTTGGAAACGAGTCAACAATTCTTTTTCGATATTCGAAAAAAAAACCATCGCCCCATTCGCTATCATCAATGGCATATCGTTAAAATCGTCTGCGTTTTTTAGATGGATATTTGAATCGTAATCTTCCACCTCATAGCGGTTAACCAGTTCATTCTTGCGAGGTCTAAATAGGATGGCGAGTAGTTTGTTGAGTTGCTTTGGGAACTGATTACAATGAGCATCGAGGTCTAACCATTCGCCAAACGTTACCGCGTTAATATCAGGAACGAATCCATAACGATTCCACTTTGGAACGTGCTTCGATGGAATGCCATTCAATGCTTCCTCGAATGCTGTCTTAATCTCATTCATCTGCGTTGGTGTGAGCATCAACACTTGTGCGCGTGGTAGTTTAGTGATGGCTTGTACTTGGTTCACCAAATCGCCTTCGTTCGTTGCGAATCCAACGTACTGTCCAACGGTTATCAGTTCGGGGGATAGGTCTAATTTAATCTTCATATTTTAAAATAAAAAAAACACACCCCCTATGCGCCCTGTTCTTATGGGAAGGGGGGGGTGTATGTTAATCTTCATATTTATTCGAAAGTTCGGTGATCCATTCGGAGTAAAGTTCGGTAATCTTTGCTTTTGCTAATCGCTTACGCTGTTCCTTTTGTTGTAACCACATTCCGAATAATACCGCGATGGTGAACGCTGAATGCGCTTGTTGGTTTACTTCTTTATTGTCCATTAGTTAAATAATTCAAATGATAATGAATGGTCGTTTAGATAGTCGCGTAACTGCTCGCGCATATCTATGAACGCTTGTTTGTAATCCTCGCTTTTTGTTTCATCGTACTTAATTACTCGCCTCATATCTTCATCCATCTTCCAAATGAGAAAAG